GGTGAAACTAGCCCGAGGTGGATTCTAGACCTTCCCAAATCGGCCCTTTTGTTTCTCTTTTCGCCTTTTCGTGTGTTTGCGGTGGGGTTTTATGCAGTTTTTTTGGGCTACCGCAATGGTGGCCCTTTTTTTATGCCGCGCAATGCGGGTGGAGGGTGATTGTGATGGGTGGGAAACGTGTGGGCGCTGGTCGTCCGGCTGATCCGAATTCGATGCGTTCGCAGATTCGTGGTTTGGGTGGCAAAGAGGATTTTGTGACGTTGCCGGTTCAGGGTCGTACTGATCCTCCGCCGGAGTGGCCGTTGATGGAGTCGAGCTATGTCGAGATTGCTTTGTGGGAGACGTTGTGGGCAAAACCGCAGGCTCTCATGTGGGAAATTTTGGGGCTTGAGTTTCAGGTGGCTCAGTATGTGCGTTCCTATTTTGAGTCGGTGATGGTTGATGCGTCTGCTGGTTTGAAGACTGCGGTTATGCGGATGGAGGGCGAGCTTGGTTTGTCGCTGAATGGTATGAAGTCGCTTCAGTGGCAGATTGCTGAGTCTGTGGAGGTTTCGAAGCCGACTCCTGCTGCGCGTAAGACCTCGACGGGTAATTGGCTAAATGGGGTTCGGGTCAATGAAGGGGCCTGACTACGTTATTCCTGCTCGGGGCCGAACTTTGGGTTTTTTGTGGATGTGGTGGATTGAGCAGCATTGTGTTGTTCCTGATGCTGATCTTGCTGGTGAGCCGTTTGAGCCGACTGTTGATCATCGTGTGTGGTTGGCGAATTGGGGCGAGGTTCGTTCTGGTGCGAAGCCGGGTGAGTTGAATCAGGCGTTCCGTTATCGGACGGGTGCGTGGGTTGCGGCTCAGAAGGTTGGCAAGTCGCCTGGTGTGGCTGCTGAGACGTGTCTTGAGTTTGTTGGCCCTGCGTTGTTTGCGGGGCTTGCGTCCGAGGGCGATTATTACGCCTGCTCGGAGCAGATCACGCCGTGCCCTTGTGGTGGCGTTTATTTGTATGAGTTGGGCGAGCCTATGGGCCGCCCGTGGGCTACGCCGCGAATTCAGTTGGCGGCTGTGGTTGAGGATCAGGTGGAGAACACTTGGGGTGCCCTTATCCCGATGATTGATAACGGCCCTTTGTCGAATGTGATTCCTAAGACGGGTGAGGCGTTTATTCGTCATCCGAACAGGAACCGCGATTCGCGGGTGGAGATTGTTACGTCGAAGGCTGACGGCAAGCTTGGTGCGCGCATTTCTTCTGGTCGGTGTGATGAGACTGGTTTGTGGAATGAGTCGAATTCGATGAAGAAGTTCATCCGCACAATCATGCGTGGTGCTGCGGGTATGGGTGGCAGGGTTGCTCAATCTTCGAACCCGTATGACCCTTCAGAGAATTCTGTTTTGCAGGACACGATGGGCTCGAAACGTCCTGACGTGTTGAAGCACCATTTTCCTCCGCCGGCACATTTGGATTTCAAGTTGAAGGCGGATCGTAAGCAGATCTTTTTGTGGAATTATTCGTCGTCTCCGTGGGTTGATCAGCGGTCGATTGAGGCTGAGTCTGTGGCTTTGGCGGAGACGAATCCGGCTGAGGCTGAGCGGTTCTTTGGTAACCGGATTGTTGCTGGTGCTGGTGCGTGGATGGATATGGGGAAGTGGTCGGCGCGGAAACGTGTCGAGTCGTTCTTTGTTAGTCCACGGACGAAGGTGTGCGGCGGGTTTGATGGTTCGGATAATAACGACCACACTGGTATTCGTTTAGAGACCTTGGATGGTTTCCAGTTCACACCTACTTATGGGGAGACGCGACGTAAAGCGTATTGGCGACCGCAGGACTGGAACGGGAAGATTCCCCATTCTGAGATCAATTCGGCGTGGTCGGAGATTGTTTCTGAGTTTGAGGTTGTGCGCGTGTATTGCGACCCGATGTTTTTTGAAACGGATATTGATAACTGGGCTGCGGAGTATGGCGAGAAGGTTTTCGTGAAGTGGCCGACGAACCGTATCGCGGCGATGCATGCATCTCTTGAGCGGTTCCTCACGGATGTTTACAACACAGATTCGACGTTCACCCATGATGCAGACGTTGATGTTGAGACGCATATGCGGAATGCGATTATTCGCGCCCGCAATGTGGACAAGCTCACTGGTTTGCGTCAGTACATCCTCGGGAAGCCTGCGGATCATCAAAAGTTTGACCTCGTTATGTCGTCAGTTTTGGCGCATGAGGCTGTTTCGGATGCGATCGCGGCAGGGGCGAATGCGGCGGCGGAACAGGACTACATATATTTCTAAGCCCCTTAGGAGGCCGTTCGATGACCGCTGAAGATGCCCTCCAATTGGTGAATAGGATTTATGCCCGCCTGTCTGCCCGCCGTCCAGAAATTACGACGGCCGAAAATTATTATGACGGCAAGCAGCCTTTGAATTTTGCTACGGCGGAATGGAAGAAGGCGAACGCTGCCCGCTATGAGGGGTTCTCTGATAACTGGTGCCGTCCGGTGATTGATGCTGAGGCGGAACGTCTGACCCACACGGGTATCAAGTTGCCTGATGGTTCAGGTAATGGTTCTAGTGTTCTGTGGGAACAGTGGATGAAGAACGAGATGGAAATGCAGTCGTCGCAGGGTTTTGTGACTTCGTTGAATGCGTCTCGTTCGTTTGTCATTGTGTGGGGCGATAGTTTCACCGATGAACCGCTGGTCACCTGGGAGCACCCGTCTTCGGTCGAGATTGAGTATGACTGGGAGAACCCACGCATTCGTAAGGCTGCGTTGAAAACGTGGGTGGATGACGCGACGGAGTTCGCAACCCTTTACACACCAGAGTTTTTGTGGAAGTTTCAGCGTCCGCGAGTTCTGCCGGCAGATGAGCGCAAGTCTCAGGCTGAGCAGTCGAAGGACGCTTCGAGCAGTGCGGGTGGTTGGATTCCGCGTGAGCCCGCGAATGAACAGTGGCCGTTGGCTAATTTTATTGGTGAAGTTCCTGTGGTGGAGATCCCGAACCGTCCACTGCTCGGGCATGACCCGATTAGTGAGACTGCTGGCGTGATGCCAATGCAGGACGCAATCAATCTGTTGTGGGCGTACCTGTTCCTGGCGGCGGATTATGCGTCGATGCCTGCACGTGTTGTTACGGGTCAAGGCCCGCCGATGCGTCCAATTTTGGATGCTGAAGGCAAGAAGACTGGTGAACAGCCGGTCGATATGAAGGATTTGGCTGAGAAGCGTCTTCTGTATCTGACCGGTGACGACGCGAAGATTGATTCGTGGGAGGCTGCGAAGCTGGACGTGTTCACCGATGTCATTGATGAAGCGGTGGGGCATATTGCGGCTCAGACTCGCACCCCACCTACATATCTGATCACCAAAACGGGCATGTCGAATGTTGGTGCGGATGGTTTGAAAGCATCTGAGATTGGTCTTGTAAAGAAGACCATCGAGTTTCAGACATTCGTGACCCCGCGCCTGCGTGAGGTGTACCGACTGATTGCGCTCGCTAAGGGTGACAAGAAGTTAGCTCAGGCTGCACGGTTGGCAACGATCGCGTGGGCTAACCCTGAGATCCGTTCTGAGTCTCAGCTTGCCGATGCGCTTGTGAAGAAGAAGTCGATCGGTTACCCCCTTGAGTACCTCATGGAGATTGATGGGCTCGATCCGGTAGAGATCGAACGGGTTCTTGAGATGAAGCGCAAAGAGGAATCGTTAGATCCGATATTGCAGGCGGGTCGTGAGTTCAAGCAGGTGGCTGATGATTCCGAAGAGCTCGGAGGCGCACTATAAGCAGCAGCAGCGTTTAGCTGTTGCGACATCTCGTGCCGCTCAGTCGCTGTGGAAGCGCATGGGGTCAGATTTTGACGCTTCGTGGGCTGGGATTAAGGATCCTCTTGTGGGGTTGTTGGCTGCTGGTCAGTTGGCGGCGGCACGGGATGGGGCCGCATATTTGCCGAAGGTGTTGGCGGAGACGCGGCGACTTGATTTGCCTATTGGCGAGGTTCGACCGGAAGCATTTTCGGGTCATTCGGCGGCGGGGCTTGAGTTGGAGCCGGTTCTGTATAACTCGGTGATTCGCACTAAGACACGGGTTGGTCAGGGTGAGTCGGTAAAGGATGCGCTGTCGTCGGGTGGCGATTACCTCTCGATGGTGGTTTTGTCTGAGTTGGCTGATGCTGGCCGTGGTTCGGTGCATGCGGGTATCGGTTCACGTCCGACTGTCGCTGGTTGGGTGCGGATGTTGAACACCCCGTCGTGTCCGCAGTGCATAATCCTGGCCGGTAAGTGGTTTCGGTGGAATCAGGGTTTTCAACGTCACCCCAATTGCGACTGTCGGCATATCCCGTCGGCGGAGTCGATGGCTGGGGATTTCACAACTGACCCTTACGCTTATTTCAATTCGTTGACTCCTGAAGAGCAGGACAAGTTGTTTCGACCTCATGGTGTTTCGCGGGAGCGGGCAGCGCAGGTTGGGATTTCGAATGCTCGTGGGATTCGGGCTG